CGTCGGAGTACGTGACCACATCCCTCACGGGAGCAGGTCTCACAGGGAGAGGGAGTCCGGGCCATTTTATTGACTCGGTCCACGTTTCTCTGTACAGGTCATCAGTTGCCTGTTCGGCAACTCGAACCGCACGCCTGAAGAGAGTGATATTTCGGCCCTTTTGGGACCAATCTACTCGCTTATCTAGGCCGTGCCACAGTCCCTCCATAGTCGGCAAGATTTCTCTCTCGAGATAATCAAGCCAAACTCGAGGAGCTTGGCGCTTCGATAACGGTAACCCTCTCGGGTTCCAACCGAAGCCGCCTTGCCATTCTGGCCACTCAGATATTATCTGAAGGGCTTTACGCTCGCCCGAGTTCCGAGCGATCAAAGGTATGATCGCCGGACCGAGATTTCGCACTAAGTCAAGTGCGTTCTTGCGGGTACTCTGTCTCCACTTGTACTGAGGATAAATACCCTCAGCCATTATGAGAGACCCCGCAAACTCGGCTACCCGAGTTGAGACTAACGTCTTCTCCGCAGAAATGCGGAGACCCGCATCGTCACAGAACTTCAAGTACCGCTCTGCAGCCGACGCACCCTTTATAGCGACGTCATCTCCTAAGAGAATGACGCACTCATCAGGGATTTCATACTGGCGAATCATCGCCCGGTGCGTAAGGTGGAAGATGCCATAGGAAGGCATCAGGCCCAATGGCTGACCGCGCGACCAGCGCAGGTCGGAGCCGTCGGGGAGCAACCATGGTTCCCTGGCGAGGCATGCAAACAGCTCGATATCGTCCTCGTTAAAACTGAGGTCGGTCATTAGCTGTAGCTGTAACTCGAGAGGAAACAGGTGCGTGGCAGAGGATAGGTCAAATGACCATACCTCGTCACCGTTCACCAGCCATTTCTGGATGGTGGCCCTACCTCTCTCCTGGTCGAAGACCGCAGATGATGGGTCTTCTCGGATGACGGCATACGCCGCCTCCTTGATGTGCGCCGTAGCTAGTTGTAAAACCAGATTAGGCGCCGCTGCGAGTCTGAGCTTGTAACCAGATTCCTGGTTCAACAGTATATGACCCGCACGAAAGACGTCCGTCTCATTCCGGATATCGTCGGTATGAAAACCGACGGCTCTCTGACCTGAGGATATGGCTTGCGCCACTTTCCGAAAGGTGAGGGAGTACCACCTCCCCCTCGATGTCTCGAGGAAGGGGTAAAAGGCTGACGATTGTGGCCGGAACCGGTAAACCCAGTTGTCTGGGTTTCGCTTTGCCGGTGGAATCGTAAACCAATCCGGACGAGAGTTCGAATAACTGATCCTAGCACC